CGCTCGGGATGACGCTGCATACCCTCGTTATATTCGTATTGCAGGTGCAGGTCCTGATGGTGCTGAATACGGTGGAAGAATTGTAGAAAGAATTTCTGATACTCAAGCGGTGATCACTCCCGCTATCTCTACCGCAGTTTCTAGTGGTGCAAATGTATTTATTGACCACGTAACAAGCATTCAAAGTGTTGCTAACTCTACAAATGCAACTCTTGCTGTCACTGCAAATAATGCTGTTACAAACGTAGCTGTTCAAATCTATGCCGCCGCTGCAAACGTAACTCTAGGAAAAGCAAACTTTAAAGATGCTTCTGTGCATTTTAGAGCTGGAAGCAGAGAGCAGCCTTCTGCCGCAATTTATGGAGCGCCTAGTGATAGTAGAATTTATGCACCCGGATCTGATGTTAGTTGGCATAGTGACTTTGGTGGCGATGCTGGATCTATTATTATTGACCCGCTGAGCGTTTCCGGTCTTGGATTCTCTACTGAAAAAGCACAAGAAATTACAAAAGTAAAATTAAGCCTTGAGTTCCCCGCAGGTTTGATGATTATTCAGAAAGACGGAGACCTTAAGACTGGTTTTGCAGAGTTTCAGGTACTTGTAAAATACAAGAAAACTTCTACTTCTACAGAGCAAGAAGTTCTTGTAAGAGGCAGAAGCAATCCTCCCTCTTGGCCGTCTGGTACGCAAAGAATCACAGGATACGACTCTAGATACCATCCGAATGGAACAAATGGTTCTATTTTTGTGGTTACCGGTAGAACTCGGGGTTCTTTTATTCGAGAGGTCGAAGTAGATCTTACGCCTTTTCAACCTTTCTATTCTTGGAGAATTGAACTCAAAAGAGTAACTCCTGATGTAAGTGATGATTTTGTCGGCTCCAGTAAAGGGGATGACGGATATGCTTTTCAAGGCATTACTAAACTCAAAACGGTCCAGGCAGAGACAAATAACAAGTTTTCTTACCCTCTTTCTGCCTACGCTCTAGTTACGTTTTCCGCCCAAGACTTTAATAGTCCTCCTACAAGAGGCTACCATATTCGTGGAAAGCAGATTAAGGTTCCGACTAACTACATTACTCGAGAAGAAATTAATCCTGCTGCTCCCAATACTGTAGAGGCAAAGTATACTCGAAATAAAACGACAGGAGCAGACACAGGCTCTTATGTTACTTGGGATGGTACATTCCGAGGCGATAAGTCTTTAGCTGCAACCAACGTAAACTATAAACTGGTTTACACGAATAATCCTGCGTGGATTTTTTATGATATTCTTACGAACAAAGAGTACGGTCTTGGCGAGTGGGTCAGCGAATCTGACGTAGATGTATATGCTCTTTACCAGATTGCTCGGTACTGTGACGAAATGGTTCCGAATGGGCAGGGCGGGCTTGAGCCTCGCTTTACCTGTAACGTATATTTCCAGAGCAAGCAAGAAGCCTACAAAGTACTGAAAGACCTTGCTAGCTCTTTCCGTGGCATGATGTACTGGATTGATGGGCAAATCTCTCCTGTACAGGATCGTCCCAAAGAGCCCGTATACACGTTTACTCAGGGTAACGTGATTGACGGGATGTTCACTTATGAGAGCACAGGTAGTCGCGCACGAGTAAACCAGGTCAACGTTACTTGGAACAATCCTGAAGAACTCTATCGTCAGTCTGTTCTTACTGTGGACGACTTTGACAGTATTGTAGAAGATGAAAAAATCGTCTCGAAGGACGTTGTTGCATTTGGATGTACTTCTGAAAGTCAGGCACTTCGTGTAGGTCGCTGGCACCTGCTTACCGATCAGCTTGAAACTGAACTTGTTAAGTTTCAGACCTCTATCAATGCTGGATTCCTTCGCCCTGGCGATATTATTAATGTTCAGGATGCGAAGGCAGATGCTATCGAGTTTAGTGGGCGGGTTTCTAGCAGCAGCACAACTACTTCTATCAATCTCGACAGAAGCGTAACACTTCAGGCTGGTCAAACTTATAATCTGTATCTGCTCTATCCGCAGCCTGGTTGCTACCTTCAGCAAGACTCTGCGACAATCAATAGCGTTTCTCTTTCTAGAGGTGATCTGATTCTTAAGGATGCGAGTAATAACGACATTACAACTGCTGAAGCAGCAGCGAATCTTGTTGATGACAGCGGTAACAAGGTCTATACTTCGTTCAATAAAAATACTCGTCTTGAAAAGCAGCAAATCTCGACGGGTGCTGGTGCTACTACTTCTGTAACTGTTTCGAGCGCATTCTCTGCGGCTCCAGAATCGGAAGTAATCTGGGCAATCTCTAATGTTAATGAGTATCAGAGAACAGATGCTGTTGTTCGTTATAGAATCATGGCAATCGAGGAAGATCAACTCAATCTTTACTCGATTATTGCGAGTAAGTATGTTTATGAGAAGTTCGACGAGCTAGAGAGAAACTACGCAAAGTATGTTGAGCCGTACAAACCGAATCCTACTTTGGACGATCTTGTGCCTGCTCCTACAAATCTGCGTGCCGAAGTTGTGCCTTCGGCTGCTCTAGATGAAGAAGGCACTTCCACAGGTCTAGACGTTATTGTATCTTGGAACGAGCCTCTCGAGAGCTTTACGGATTCTGGGGGCACAACAACCGATATTAAGTATCGCTTTATTGATTCTTATGATATTCAACACGATATTAACAGTGTTGGAATGTCCGAGGATTACGAAACTGTTTCCGCAGGTGCAGGAACTACTAGCATGGTCTTTAGGGGCGTAAGTGCTGGTAGTTATACTCTGCGCGTAAGAACTCGTAACATAGATGGACAAACTTCTGAGTATACAGAAATTACCGTTACAGCGCGAGCATCTCAACAGCCTGGTACTAATTTTGATAGAACAGTAAAACTTGTTCTTGGTGGAAGAATTAATTCATTTGCATCTGTAGGAAGTGCAAACGGTATTTTAGAGATTGCAAATACCGACTTTACTTTTGTTTCTACTTCTGGTAGAAGGCTAGATGTTGCAAGTGCAAATACAGCACTTCAACAAATTGATTTTTCTAGTACTGCGAATGGAACCACCGCATACTGGTATTTTGATTATTCTAGCATCGGAACAGTTCCTTGGAAAGTTGCCGAAATTCATACTGATGCTACTGTAGAGGATACTCTTGGTACGACGATCAATTTTAAATATTGGAAACAACAAGGCGCAGCAAATAATGGTCTGACGCTAATTACAGGCGTAGTTAATACAGTTGCTGGAAGTAATGAAATTACTGGATCTGGTACCTCTTTTACGAGTAATTTTACAGAAGGCGATTTGATTAAAATTTCTCCGAATAATACTTATTCGGAAGTTGCAGGCGCTGAATATTTTGAAGTTTCAAGAGTTGTAAGCAATACTTCAATGTTTGTACGTACTAATGCTACAAAAACGCAAACTAGTAAGTATGGTTACAAGCAAAGTCTAAAGCCCGATTTTATTAATGACAATATTCTAGCATCTGTAACAAATACTGCGGGAACTTTTACTGCTAGTTTCTTTACCACGAATAGTGGCGAACAAGGCGTAGATGGAGCAACTGGGCCCATTGGTGCCACTGGTCCTATTGGCGATACGGGCCCTCAGGGTGCTACTGGTGCTCCTGGAAATACAGGTGCAACAGGACCTGATGGGGATACTGGTCCTCGGGGCGACACCGGTCCTCAAGGTACTACAGGCAGTACAGGACCTGATGGAGATACTGGCGCTCGTGGAGATACCGGTCCTCAAGGGGACACTGGTGCTCAGGGTGCCACTGGTCCTATTGGAGATACTGGTCCCAGAGGAAATACAGGGGTTGAAGGACCTACTGGTGCTACTGGTCCTACTGGGGACACTGGCCCTCGGGGTAATACAGGGGTGCCTGGTGTTGACGGAGCTACAGGACCCGCGGGGGACACAGGTACAAGAGGAGATACAGGTCCTCAAGGTAATACAGGTGTTCAGGGTGCTACAGGTGCTCAAGGTGCTACCGGTCCTCAAGGGAATACAGGTATTCAAGGTCCGGACGGAGATACCGGACCTCAAGGGTCTACTGGTCCTGTTGGTAGCACAGGAACTGTGGGTCCTTCTGGTCAACAAGGCCCAGCAGGTGCTACGGGTGTTGCAGGAAATCAGACTTTTACATTTTACTCTACTGCGCCTGACGATACCTTAGATACTGCTCCTACGATTAGTGCCTGGGTAAGCGGAGGTTCGTATACTCAGGGAAATGTAAGAACTTATTCAGGAGGAGTATACGCCGCTTTGCAAAATATGTCTGGAAGAACTACAACTCCTAATTTGGATACTTCGTATTGGACAAGAATTTATGCAGGTCCCGATAACTCATCTAATACGGCAGACTTTACCAGACTAACCCCCACTATTTTCCTTAGTACCAGTGGTTACTGGCTAACAGTTCAAGGCGGGCAGTCAGATTCTAGATACCGCTGGTATATTAATGCTGTAGTTGCTGGTGTAACAAATATTAAGTGGACAATTGCTGCTCTTGAAAAAGCAAGTATTGATATTACTCAGGATGATTTTCAAGATCCTGTACTTATTAAAGGACAGCAAGGGGAACAGGGCCCTCAGGGGAATACAGGTGTTCAAGGACCGACAGGAAGCACAGGGGTTGAAGGACCACAAGGTAACACGGGAGTTATTGGACCTACGGGTAATACTGGTGTTCAAGGGGTAACAGGTCCTCGTGGTAATACAGGTGTTCAAGGTGCTACAGGTGCTCAAGGTGCTCAAGGTGCTACAGGTCCTCAAGGTGCTCAAGGTGCTACTGGTCCCACAGGGGATACAGGTGTTCGGGGAGATACAGGTCCTCAAGGTAACACAGGGGCTCCTGGTGCTGATGGGGATACAGGTCCTCGGGGTAATACAGGTGTTCAAGGGGCTACAGGTACTCCAGGTGCTGATGGGGATACAGGTCCTCGTGGTAATACAGGGGTTCAAGGTGCTACAGGTGCTCAAGGTGCTACTGGCCCTACAGGGGATACAGGTGCCCGAGGAGATACCGGGGTTCA